TCAACGTCAATTACTCCACCTAAGCCTGTCCAAGTACTATTCGCGTAACCCTCAAATTGACTAAGAGAAGTATTAAGACGAATGAACCCATCGGCAGCCGGTGGACGTTGTGCTGTTGTTCCTACAGGTACTCTAAGACCTCCGACACCAGTAAAGTTACCAGAAACTGATAATAAAGACGTAGTACTTAAGCTGGTATTAAACGTACCGATGCCACCGGTAATATTACCAGTTCCAGATGCACCAACAATAAGACCATTTTTGACTCTGAAATCTGAACTGACAGGCATATAAGTATTTAATGTACAAACGGTTTAAAAATTAAGTTATCGCATATAATTGTGAAATAGAGCTCACAAAATTAAGAGTTTGAGAATGATTATTACTGGCTCGGAATTCTACATTATCACCAGCAATTACTGCTTGATATGTAACTATTGTAGTACTGCCAATACCAACTGTTGCATATTCGCTCCATGAAACAGTTGTATTGTAATTATCAAAAGGATCAGGGCCTTGAATAAATAATATTTCACTCGTTTCCATAGTAGCAGGAGGGAAAGTACCTATACCAACACTAACTGCTTGAATTACTATCTTACCAGATCTATATTGTGATATAGGTATAGTAAAAATAGCTGCAGATGTTGCAGATGCAATGGTAGCACTAACGGCATCGAGTGTACCTAATCCGATATTACCACTCGCGTCTGTGAAATTAATACCATCCGAGCTTAGACCTCCAGTAATAGATAATTCGGAATAAGTAGCATCTATTATATTACCCCAAATATTTTCAGCACTAATAGAAGCCGCACTAACGGATCCTGCCGCTGTTAATTTACCAGACATATCTATATCTATAGGATTAAAACTGGCAGCAGATAAAGACTGAGTACTTAGGCTAGTAGTAAATTTTCCTACACCACCAGTTATATTACCTTCCCTACCACCAGGAGCAGCAACAACTAATCCAGTAGATATACGAAATTCCTTCTTTTGTGCCATGTAAGTATTTATTGATTAATATCCAGATAAGTCACCATACTCTTTTATATCCCAACCATGGCTTTGAGTTAATAAATTAAGCACAAAATCATCAGTCATCGGCTGATTGTAATCTAATTCATATACCTGTACGTTAGTATCTGCTTCATAGTCACACTCAGCTATACCTATACCTATAAAATTTTTAACTGAATTATTATGAGCAGGATAAGTAAGTACTAATGAATCACCGTTATCTAAGTACCCTTTATATAAAATTATATGCTTATGAGACATCTTCATAAAAGAGGCGACTGTTATATTTTGCGGGAATCCGATAGCTGTCTCTCTATGTCTATACTTCTCAAGATTATAATACCAAAACTCTCCTGGTGTATCTCCTGCATCAAAATGTATCATAGGCGAAGCTCTGTTAGCTTTTCATGACCGACAATAACTTCTGGATGAACGTACACCTCAATCTTCTTCTTTTTAAGCTTAAGACACAATGTAACATCTTCCATAGAAAAATCTTTTGACTCTTTAATTTGTAGATATGTTGGCTCGAACCAGGGATATTTTAACTGCTCAAATATTCCATGTTTGAATAAAAGAAACCCAAACCCTGCATATTCTACTTTAAATGGTATATATCTAGTACGTACATCTTCTTTATTTAAAAACTCAAAAGTTCCATGCTTTTGAAAATAGCTTTCATCCCAAGTTTCCACTGCGGCAAACTGTCTATCATTAGCCATAATATATAATCCTGATATTACATCCTTGTCGGCTTTATATAATAATTCAAAATCAGTTAAAGTAAATACTATATCACTATCAATCCATAAGATATAATCATACTCTAAACCTCCAAACGGTTTTTGATTAAGTCCTTTTTTAGGATTACCTAACATACATTTATTACGAACTTCATATATATTACGAGAATACGTACTACAGAAATATACCTTAAAATCTTTACTATTCAAATCTCGAATTAAATGAGTTAAGCATTTAATAAAGCCTCCGGAAAAGCTATCACCTGGGCAACATATAACTATAGTTTTATTCATGCATTTTTATAAAATTAAAATTACCTCCATGTAGGTCAATTGTTTTATCTATCACTAAATCTATATTTTGTTTTCTTATACGATGACATATATCAACATCAACATAGTGTTGCTCAGACTCTGTAGTACTTACATGTGGTCGGAACCACGGATATTCTAGATCTTCAAATACTCCTTTTCGTATAAACACAAAATCAAAATCTAAATATTCAGCTTTAATATATTGGTTGTTTTCTGTAAGAGCTTTATATCTACCATCAACTCTACCGGATAAAAATTTATAATCTTTAAATTTATTATACAAGTTAACGAACTGAGCCGACGAAAAGGTAATTTTATTACTTAAAAAGACTAAAATATCATACTTAATTGTTTTTTGATATGGTACTTGTTTAGGTCCTGATAGTACATTCCCACCTAAGCACATTTGTTTTGCATAAAATGCATTACAGCTACTGTGCCAGGAAACATAATATCGAATACCAGTCTTATTTAAATATGTAGTTAAATTGATCCATGACTTTAGAAACTGCCCGCTATAATTAGCGTCAAAAAGATTAAAAACAATAGTCATTTATGCTAAAATATTTACAAAGATATTTTAAGAAACAACTAATTCTTCTTGAATTTACTATCCGGGTCGATTGCGAAATTAGCTCTGCTGAACTCTAAACGATCAACGAATTTAACAGCATTACCTGTTGCGTCAATAGCTACATATCCTTCTGGATCTGTTACCACCAAGTCACCGTTCGGACTAAACAAATAATTCTTCATACTAACTTCACGCATCATATTATTATACTTTTGTATAAAAATATCTTTACATTGCTTTACTGCTTTTTGAAATTCAAATACAATATAGATATCCTGACTGGCGTCTTGTATTAAGGATAATAACTGCTCTTTATTTTTAGCTGCCTTTTCTTGACCTCCAGGACTTTTAAGTTTTGCTATCTGTTTATCTATTCTACCTGTGAACCATTCCACAAACCGCTGAAAAGAGACAGCTGTATCAGTTAAAAACTCCCCTCCTCTTATTTCAGTATTAATATAAGTGTTTAAATTAGCTAACAATTTATCAGTTACTTTATTGAAGTCTATACTTAATAAATTCTTTCTAGCAGTACCTATTAAGAAATTTATACTTTTTGTTTCTTCATCTGTTAAAGTAATATAACCAGCGGCGTTTTCAAAATAAGCATCCTTTACATATACCTCAGGACCTGGATCTAAATTTGTAACATCTACTCCAAACTTTTTAGTTGAGAATCTAACATACCCTTCTTGATCTAAACTAACATCATATTCAGTATGAAATACAATACCAATTTTCGAATTTAATATTTTTTGACCTTCTTCACTATTTGTTGGTACGGCATATACAATTGTATTAGGTTTAAACAGTACATGTTGCTCTCCATCAACATCATTTATTTCCTTTATCTCTTCATCGAATAAAAAATCACCTTGATAAGCAGAATTAAATCTTAAATTTTTAAAATGTACGAATGTTTGAACTAATTTATCAACTAAGCCAGGCGCTGCGGCATGATTTTGTTTAATGTCATCAATTGAATAATTGACTTTAGGTATCTTATTAAAGACAGACTTACTACCTATAAAGAATTTACCATTAGGGTCGGCGCCCATTATTACCGCCGGTGCGCCATCATACTTTACTGTCGAGTTCACTGCACGAGGGGTATGACTGTCTAATACTTCTGTTAAGGCCTGAAGATAATTAAGAGCTCGGATGCCACCATCTTTTTGGTTAGTGAGAATAAGTTCCTCGAGGTGGGTCAAATGTTTATTTGGACCAGCTGCTTCATATAATGGAAAATATTTCTTATATGTTAACATTTTTGTCTGTATATGTTTACTCTAATACCTGTATTTTTATTTAACCATGTATCACAAAAACCTTCATCAATTATATACTTTACAATTTTATTTGGAATTCTATCTCCATCAATAACGTTATCATCATCAAAGATACCGATAACATATGGCATAATCTTTACCCTGTATCCCATTACTGTTGTATCATATAATCCTAATACTGCCATTAATTTACCTATATGTGATCCGTACAACTCTATCCTTACCGCTTATAGTAAAACCAAACCAAGGCAGCGACTTCACACATTCTTTAAATAATGTTATTAAAGGTACATTTGCTTTTGTACCTACTGCCATCCATCTACAATGAAGGAACTCAGCGCGAGATCGATGCACATCCCGCTCAACTCCTTTCTTTTTACCAAAGCGCTTAGCTCCTCCGTTAAATAAGACTATAACATCGTCTTTATGATTACTAAGATATTTGTGTAATACACAGCAACAAAATACTTGCTTCCGTTTTTCTTCATTTACACCTGTTAATCGTTCCTCCATAAATATTTCTTCTGCCATTTGTTCCAAGCCATCAAAATTAACAAAGCTATCATTTGACGTTGTAATCCATTCATTCATATTTTCTTGCGTCCACTTCATGTCCGGGTAGTCATCGTTCCAAAGATTACCTGCCTCAATTCTACTTTGACTAGTTGGTACAGTTTTATATATCTCTCGAGATATATCATTTGATATAACTTTACTTTGAGTACCGACTTCGTACTCTCTTCCATTAGCTTTCAGTGTACCAATATCTCCAGTAATACCTTTTACCCCTTCAGTAAGAACCGCAAGCATAAATTCACATTCACCAACTCCCACCCTACCTTGAGGGTGATTTATTTTACATAACTCATGATAAAAGGGATACGCCTCTTCTTCTGAAATATCTAATTGTGTAACAATGCGAGACTTTATCTTTTCGAAAAAATCATCTTCACCTTTACCACGAAAACTTTTAAGATAGCTAGATTTACTTTTACTCTTTTGTAAGAATGTAGCGAATTTAATATAATCTACATCGAAAGCATCTAACACGTCAGTTAAAGAGTTAGTATAATTTTTATCAAGGAACCCTATTTTATCTAAAAATCTCTCAACAACAGCATCTGCATCTGTTTCATACTTATGAGTTCGACGTTTTATCTTATCTAAAGCGGCATCATCTGCTTGCCCGACTGGCGACCAATCCCCCTGTTCGGGTGCCGCTGGTTTCGCAGCCACATCATACACTGTGTCATCATCTTCAAAAAATTGTTTAAATGGTTTCATATTCCTGCAGGGTATTGTTTTGGTTCAGTCTCATGTTGAAATCGTGGATCGTTTTTTGTACCTAAAGCACTTAAGAATGTACGCTGCCAGTCGTCCAATCCAGCTTTCTCTCCTAAATCATCTTTTGAGAACATAAGATCATATGATTTAATAATCAAGTCATTTAATTTAGATATAGTCTCATCATTACGTAAAGTCTTAAAGGCTAAATTCTCTACAGAAAACTCTCCCTTATTTAAAAGGCCATGTTTGCGCATATTCATAAGCTTATCTTTTAATTTTTGAGCACGCTTATTAATGAGAGCAAATTCTTTTGCGTCGCCAATATTATCTAATGCATCTTCTAAAAGATCAAGTTCTTTTTTAAACGTAGAAGCTTTTTTTTGGACATCTTTATAATCTATTTCCGGTGGATCGT